TTGCTGGACTAATAGCAATAACAAGCGGATTAGATTTTTATAATAGTCAAGTCGATCCAGAGTGGAGAGAAAAAATTAAATCTACTAATGGAAGTAATTGGATAACAAACAGAAATTTAGTATTTATGATGCCACCTTCTATGCAAACAGAGGGAGAAGAACTTAAATATTTTTCATTACCTATAGGTTATGCTCTTGTTCCTTTAAAAGTTAGCATGGATAAAATGCAACAATATTTTTCTGGTGGACTAAAAGAAGATGGTGGTACTGTAGCTAATGAAATTAGAAATGAGTTTTTAGATACATTAAACCCATTTGGTGGAAGTCTTGTTCCTACACCAGTAAGACCATACTTTGAACTTATGGCTAATGAAGACGGATTGGGAAGGGCAATTAGACCTGAGTGGTTAGAAAATGAAAACATGCACAGTTCTGAAAAAATATATCCATGGACAGCTAGAACATATGGTGGAGAAATGGCAATGGCATTAGCTGATACTGCTAAAAATCTAGGATATGAAGTGTCTCCTGAAAGTTTAAAATATTTAGCATGTACATATTTTGGTGGACCTGGGCAATTTTTACAAAGAATATTAAATGTAACAAGTAAACTTTATAATGGAGAGACACCATCACCAAGAGATATTCCTGTGTTAAGAAGATTTTTTGGCGAAAGCTATGAAGATATATTCGAAAAAAGAGCAGGTAAGTTTTCTGAAATATCAGAAATAGCTAAAGAAGATAATACAGAAAAGTCTAGAAATACTAGAATTGCATATGACATTTTTAATAGAATGGAAGAAGCAAAACCAGAAGAAAGAAGACAAATATTAGCAGATGAAATATTAAAAAATCCACAAAACATAAACGAAAAAGTTTTAAATAACATAGCAAAAAGAATTAAAAATGCTGAGTTAGGACTAACGTCTACTGATGCTAGAGTTAAATCATTAACAATAGACAAAAGAGCGCAATATTTAGTTAAGCAAATGGAAAACATGACTATTCCTGAAATACAAAAATTCATTAAAGATCAGCAGTCTAAAGGTATACTAACTGCAAATGTTGAAGAACAATTGGTTAAATTAAAAGAATTTAGAGATATTAAATTAAGGAAAGTTGAATGATACCTTTTGAAGTTATAACAATGCTTGGCTCTAGTTTATTTACTGGATTACTTTCTATATGGTCACAAAAATCTAAAGACGCAGCAGACCAACAAAAGTATCTTATGCAAAGAGCAGAGATAAATCGTGCATCAGTAGAAGATGCAAGAAAAGATAACAGTCAATATCAATCTACAACAAGAAGATGGATGGCATTATTAGCTGTGTTTTTTATTATCTGTTTACCTAAGATAGCAGTATTCTTAGACCCATCAGTACAAGTACACCTTATGTATCTTGAACAAGTTAAAGAGGGTTGGTGGATATTCGGCAGTATAGAAGAAGTTACAACATTTCAAGGAATATCAGGTGTAGTTATTACTACAGCAGACACGCATTTTTTAGCAGCGATATCAGGATTCTATTTCGGTTCCGCTGCAACAAGGAGATAACATGGTAGCTAAAAGATATCAAAGCAAAACTGGTGGATTAAACGAAGCAGGAAGAAAACATTTTAAACGTACTACAGGTGCTAATTTAAAAAGACCTGTAACAGGTAAAGTAAAGCCAGGTTCTAAAGCAGCAGGAAGACGTGCAAGTTTTTGTGCAAGAATGTCTGGTGTTAAAGGTCCTATGAAAGACTCTAAAGGAAGACCAACTCGTAAAGCACTAGCACTTCGTAAGTGGAAATGTCGTGGATAGAATATATATAGCACTTGTTGTAATAATTGTATTAATTTTAGGTTACGCAATAGAAGATGCTGTATCAGATACCTCGTCAACAGGTGCAACAACAAATAATCAGACAAATGCTTCGGGCAGTAATACCTCTATATCAGGTGGTTACTCGCAAGAAACAACAAATAACTATACTGGCGGACAAACTAATACCACAACTAATTCTACAACTAATAACTCCAATCAAGAGACTGCTGTTAATTCTGCAACAGCACCTGCTATGTCAGTATATGGTCAAGACAGTTGTGTAATACCCCTTTCTATTGGCATGACTGTTATTGGCTTTAGCACATCTATGGGTACTTATTATCACGATATGGAATGTGAACGCAGAAAGAAAGCTAAACTGCTTAATGGTTTAGGTATGAAAGTCGCAGCAATATCATTGATGTGCCAAGACAAGTCTGTTTGGAAATCTATGATGGATGCAGGTACACCATGTCCTATAGATGGATTGATTGGTGAACAAGCTAAACAACGATGGGATGAACTCGGTAATGAAAAAGTTTTTGATACTGTTAATGCTACCTCTAGTGGCAAATTCAGACACCACAGAAAATCTCCTTAACCAACAAATTTATGATGGCAATAGCTTTGCCAATGGTTGGTCTGGAACAAATGACCACAATCATGGCAATAATATTGCAGCAGGTGTTGATGGAGAATACATAGAAAATAGTATCTCATTACAAAATAATGCAGGATTATCTAAAGGTATTATTAATAATGGGTTTACATCTACGGCAGGTGCAGATATTTGGTTCTGGAATCAGATAGAACAAAACGTAGAGATAACACAAACTTTAGTAGATGATAATGGCAATGTAACTACACAGACTAAAACTATAAACAACGATGGTTGTTATTATTGCACACATACTGATTCAATTATTATTGGTAATAATAGCCAAGAAGATTACGATATAACAGTTAGATATACTTTTAATGAGAACAGTAATTCTATATCTCATTATGGTGCTGACCTAAAAAGTCCTACATTGTTTATCGAGTATGATCCTGTAGTAGTAGATGTTGCAACACAATCAGCTATTACAGAAATATCGAATGATATACAAGAGATATATATAGAAGAATTTGTTTACGAAGAACCTATTATTGAAGAAGTGGTATTTGAAGAACCAATTGTAGAGATAATAGAAGAACCTATTTTTATAGAAGAAGAATTTGTAGAGGAGACTATTGTATTAGCTCCTGCTATGATAGAACCTGAGATAGTAGAAGAAGTTATAGAAGAACCTGCTATCGAAGAAGTATTTGAAGAAATAGTTGAAGCACCTGTGGAGGAAGTAAATGAAACAGAAGTTGTCGAAGAAACAGAAAGAGATACGGAAGTGGGTGAAGATACAGGAGGAGCTGTCGAAACAGAATCAGCAGGAGTATCTGAAAGCACACAAGACAACAGTAGGAGTTTTGAAACCGAACTAACAATAGAAGAAATATCTATTAAAGTGGCAGACAAAATTAAAACAATAGATGGTCAGCTAAAAGCTACACAAATGATAGTAGCTAAAGTCATGGCTAAAGATAATAAAATATCTTCTTACTCAAAAGTAAACACAGATATATTTATACAACCTGAATTACAAAGTATTGATATAGGTACATACACTAACAGTAACTATGTTGATATTAGAAACATTTACCCAAATCAAACTTACGAGGACAGACTATGGACATCAAGACAATAGCAGGAATACTAGGACTAGTTATTACATTAGGTGGATTGTTTGTTCAAGTCGGGCAGATTTTAAACAGACTAGAGGTGGTTGAAGGAAGATCAGTACCTAATATTGCCCCACTAGAAAAAGAATTATCAATACTTAGAACAGAATTAGAGGGCTTAAAAGCTAGAAATAGTAATCCTTTAATGCGATGATAAAGATAATTAAGTTCTTATTAAGTAAGGTAAGAACGAAATATCTAAGACCTGAACTATCAGTCTTAGAGTTTATACTTATATTGGTTATGTCATATTACATTACTAAATGGATATATGCTTAAACTAATAGGAGATAACTATGAGTGCAAATATTCCCTACACAAAAAGGGAAATGCAAATCATCAAAGCAATCCATGCGATTGATCCCAAAGCAGAAATCAGCATTAAGTCAAGAATCAATAATAGACTTGACTATAAATATGGTGGTATAGTGTTCTTAAATTGTACACCAATAACTTGGGATGAAGTTATGGACAAGATTGATGAAGAAGAAAGAAGACCTTATTAATCGACCAAGTCACTATACTAAAGGTATAGAGACAATCGAATACATAAGATCATGGGATATGGATTATGTTCGTGGGAACATCGTGAAATACGTTACCCGATTCCCTTATAAAGGCACACCTATACAAGACTTAGAGAAAGCTAAGTGGTATCTCGAATATTTAATCAAACAGGAAAAAAACAAATGACCATACATAACAATGGTGGCAATCTTAGTAGGGTTGGTATCATACAAAGAGATGATGATGGCAATGCTTTGCGTTGTCCTCATTGTAAGTCTGAGCATTTAATTAAGAATGGACATGATGGTACTGAAAGAAAAGTAAGAAGATGGAAGTGTAAGACTTGTGGAAAGAAAACATGTCATCCAGAAGTAATGAAAAATTATGAACTAGAAGAAAGAACAGAAACAGATTGGACAACAGAAGAACTA